GTCTCCTTGACCTTGTTTATCATCTCGGTGATACCGTCGATCATGTTCTGAATGAGGTCCTTGCCCCATGTCTTCGCTTTCTCGATGATCTCCTTGAACTTTCCGAAAATGGCATCCTTAATCTCGGTAAGTTTTCCGCCGGTCAGTTTATCAATAAAACTAAAGCCCGCTGTCCAGTATCCTTTGATACCTTCCCAGGCGGCTGCCATAGTTCCCTTGATACCTCCGCCGTTCTTCTCGAAGGCTTCCTTCATGGCGCCAAGCTTCTCCGATGCCGTGTCTTTGGCTGCGGTCAATACTTTCCCGATGCCTTCCTTGACGGCTCCGAACTTCTCGGCTGCCTTTTCTTTTATGTTGTTGAATACGCCGGTGACCTTTTCCTTCACGGCGTTGAATTTCTCAACAACGGCGTCCTTTATTGCGTTGAACTTCTCGGTAACGGCGCCCCAAACCTCGGCAGCCTTTTCCTTGATCTGATCCCAGTGTTCAACAATGGCCTTAACAGCCACAATTAAAAGCGTTATCGCTGCAATGACTCCCATAATGATCAAGATGGCGGGATTCGCTGCAAGTGCTGCATTCAGCGCCGTGATCATAGGCGTGATGACTGATATCGCCGTAGCTATGTTTGCGATCAGCGCTGCAATAGGTGAGATTGCTGCAATAACAGCGAGAATAACAGCGATGATGGTCAATGTCTCAGGCGAGAGGGTTGCAAGCTTTTCGGATATGTTCGAAATTACTTCCGCAACCTTCTCAAGCACCGGAGTGAGTGCTGTGGCGACCTTGACCGCTGCCTGTCCGAATGCTCCGCCGAGCTGGGCCTTGATCTTGTCAAGAGTATCCTGAAGCTCGCCGGCGTTCTGAAGGTCCTCATTCGAGATGATGGCGCCCTTGTTCTGCGCCTCGTCTCCGAGCGTCTTAAGTGCTTCGCCACCATCGTCAAGAAGTCCCGCCAGTTCTTCCGCAGAAGCTCCGAAGAGTGTCATCGCTGTCGTGTCTCTCTCGGTCTCGTTCTCGATCGTTCCGAGAGCTGCAACGGTATCATTGAAAATGTCTTCAATGTTACGGTATTCACCGCTTGCATCCTTTACAGCGACGCCTATCTTTTCATAAACCTCGGCGTTCTTGTCGAGGCCCTTCTTCATCTTCGTGACTGCTGATGTGATGGTGTTAAGATCAACATCGATCAGCGCCGAAGCATATGACATTTTCTGAAGTGCATCAGTCGAAAGTCCGGTGTTCCTGGAAAGCGTCAGCAGTTCATCGGCATCACTCGCTGCTTTCAAGCCCATACCGCCCAATGCGAGCAATGCACCACCGGCTGCCATGCTGAGGCCCTTCGTAGCGCTTGCGACCTTGTTGGCACCGGCAGCAACAGCCGAGGCAGTCGTTGAAATCTTCTGCATTGTGGCGTTTGATGTCGCTGCCTGTTTTTCAAGGTTCTTCAAGTCGCCTTCAGTCGCAATGATCTCACGCTGAAGCGCCTGATAGTCAGAACTTGTTTTCTCAACACCCGACGCATCCATTTGCGCCTGTGCATCTTTAAGTTTCTGAAGTTTTTCTTTAGTATCGTCAACGGCACGGCCGAGCAGTTCTTGTTTCTGCTTAAGAAGATCCATGTTGCCGGGATCCATCTTAAGAAGCTTCTCGACATCCTTCAGTGAATTCGTTGTCTGTTTGATGTCCTTGTTTACGCCCTCAAGTGCCTTCGATAGTTTGGTAGTATTACCATCGATCTCAATTGTTAAGCCACGAATACGATCTGCCATTTATTACACCTTTTCTTTCCAAATATATCCGCCAGCCGTCTTCCTTAATCCCCTACAACACTGACCTATATGAGTGTCATCAATGCCAGTTTGTCTCTTTGCTTCCAGTCTTGACGAATATTCATTGATAACCGTGCCATTCATGTCACATTGAACAACCGGCTTATCCCATATATCGCTTTTTCTTTTATTGCTTTCAGCAATGCGAGAATTTCTTGAACCATGATTACAATTTTCTTTGCTCGTAACCAGCTCAAGATTTTCGACCTTGTTATTCGTTTTTATTTCATCCTTGTGATTAACTTCAAAGTTCTCACAATTACCGATAAACGCATCCGCAACAAGCCTATGAACCGCAAAATGCTTACCAACATGGTCCTTGTTTATAAGCCTTATTCTGCAATATCCCCAAATAGTAATTTCTTGCGACATAATGCGTGGCTTTTTGCCATTTGTTCCTAAGCTTCTAACCCGTCCGTATGAACTAATCTGATATAAACCCTCATAGCCCCGGATATCCTTCCAAGCTTCCATATTCTATTTTTCTCCTAAAAATTATTGAAATCGTCCTGTGATGCAAGTGTCTTGTACTCACAGGAATCGTTATTGCCTTCGACCATTAAGTCAATGACGAAGCCGACCGTCAAATCTTCAAGTTCCTGAAGAGTCAGCCCGATCTGCTTCGCCCTCAGGAAATACACAGCCGTGTTTATTTGCCTTTCGGTCGGCTTGCTGCGTTTTTTGACTTGCTATCTGTCCCGGACTGCTCCAGGTAAGTGTTTATAATCTCTTCGGATGCATTAACGAAGTCCATTGCCCCGAAGTCTTCAAGCCACTCGATAAATGTCTCCCTGTTGAGTTTTTTAAGCTCATCACGGTCCATTGTGGCCTGAGCGTTCATAATATACGCAAGCTGGGAAACGATATCGAGGATTTCCCCGGAATCCCTTTTTGCGTTCGTGATCTGATTGAATGCCACCATGACATCTTCACCGAATACCATTTTGTAACGGATCGGAGTCGCAGCATTGGCGAGAAGGTTGACTTCCTTCTCGCCTACTGTAATGACCTTATTCATAAACCTTCTGCCTCCTTCTTTTATCAGGTCGTTGCCTGATATACTGCGCTGAACCATGCACTGTATGTCGTGGTCACGGTTTCAGGACAGCGTGCTTTAACAATGTCCTTGTTAAGCGTTGCGTTGTGAATCGATGAGCATGTGATATCGATTGACTCTGTCTGTGCTTCGATGCTTTCCTCTGTGGTAGAACCGGCAACAGAGGGACGGGAAGCAACGCAGTTATAAAGGACATGTCTTACTGCATTTGCATCGCCTTCGAACTGGAAGAGCAGAGCAAAAGGAACCGCTCCGGCTCCGGCATCCTCGTAAAGAACACCGTTCGTGTCGGTAACTTCTCCCAGGACATTCGTCTTGAAGGTCTCAGGAATGAGTGCAGACTCAAATGAGCCTGAGTATCCCGCATTAGCTGCAAACTGAGCATAAGCGATGTTGTCAGCGTAGAACTTGCTGGTATCGCCTTCAGCGTCAAGCGAAAGCTCAACAGCTCCGGGCCAAGCCACAGGCGTGTCGTATGTAGCCGTGCCGTTCGTGGCGATGTGTGCCACTGCGTAATGAACATTTTTCAGTCCATACTTAACTTTGTTAGCCATGTTTAGCCTCCTTGTTAGATTGTTATGTCATAGCTGATCATGTACATGTGTTCCGAGTCGATATAATCCTCGTACTTGTTCCAGGGAATGCAGTTCGCATCAAGAACGCCCTCAAGTGCCGTCTCGCTCGCTACATCTTTATCCTGGGAATAAAGTTCAATGGTGACTTCATTCTTCTGAAGATATACCTTACCGTCTGCCATGAAGTTTTCAGACTTTTCAACATAGTACACGATGTACGGAAGAGCGGGAGCTGCACCTTCGGGAAATGCTCTATAACAAACCTTTGCGGTAAACCCCGTTATTGAAGTTAATAGATTGTATAATTCCTTTAAGCTCATACTCCCAGCTTCTCCAGTTTGTTTGTGATCTCGTCTATCGCCTGACGCTCCGCCTTGTCCTGTGCGGGCTTAACATGAACCTTCGGTTCAACACGCCCGCCGTTCTTTTTGGCGTGGCCTTTTTCAAGCAAATGAACGATACGATAATGGTCTTTGTTGTAGACCGTTAACTTGTTTTTCTTTTTGCTTCCTCGACTTTTTTGCATGCCATAGGTCCACGACCTGGCATAGTCTCCGGTGTGCTTCGGCGATGTGTCCCGAAGTTCCTTCGCTGTGTCCTTGCCGACATTCGGCAGAACTTCGCTGATGACTTCGGCAGCATTCTCGGCATACTGTTCTAAGGCATCCATAATGACCTTTTCCATGTCCGAAACATTGATAACATCACTCATGCGCCCACATCCTTTTGACAATACAGTTCGACTCTTCCGTCGTTCATGGTATATGTGCGGTATATGATATACCGCTTGCCGTTGATCTCGACGAGAACCTCACCGTTGTACTCCTTCGCCCATATCACAGCGATCAGTTCAGGCTTGATGCCGAGCTGACCGCCCCGGAAGAACTCCTGTGCTGATACGGCCTGAAGATTTCCGATGACTTTCGTCGATGTTGGTGTCTGCGTCGGCACTCCGATGTCGCTGTATGTCGTCACTTGGGAGATGAGTGTGATCTCTGTGATCTTATTCACTCGCCACACCTCCCCAAACTGTATAACCGGTATGCATCGAAAGCTGTGCCTTCTGTTCGTCGTAGGAAGTCTTTAAAGCTTCCGCACGGTCAAGACCGCCGTGAAGCCTTTCAAACTGATAAGCGACATAGGTAATTAAAGCCCGCTGCACGATTGCGTCGGTCGTTGCCACCGCAACGGCATCGCCCGCAACTCCGGCAATGTTTAAGTCGATGACTCCGGCACTCAGCATATCGCCAAGTTCTGTATCAAATGTCGTTGTTGTGATCTGAAGAGCTTCCCTGACCTTGTCAAGCATTGCCATGTCGTTTATCCTTTCTTTGCCTTAGCCTTCTTTTCTTCTTTGGCTTCGGCCTTTACTTCTTTCTTTTCTTCTTTGTCGAGCTTTTCCATGATTTCGGGATCGAAATAGTTAACCTCAACGGTGTCACCTTTTCTGTGTACGGCTCCCGAAGCATCGAGGAAAGCCATTTTAGCCTTTATTAACATTTTTCCCTCCCGCTGCATTTTTGTAAGCGTCAAAAAAGTCATCAGTGACTATCACCTGACCGACATGCCCGCACTGGACCGACGGATCGACCCAAATCTCATACCCCAACTGTGTCGCTCTTTGGCAAAAACTTAAGTCCTCACCGAGCTTGTTCATCGGAGTGAACCAGTCGAGATATTCGGCAGCCATCTCAAGAAGCACTGATGTCTTCATCAGGACGCAACCAAATCCAACACCCGCAGCCTTAAAAAGTTTATCCTTCGGATAATCGTCATAACTAACCGGGTCGACCGTTCCGTCTTCTTTAAGATTTAATTCTTTGTAAAGAACCGGAGCATAAGATCCTGATCTGCGATGATAAACACCGCTGACGATGTCCTTGCCGTCTTCCATATGCTTCATGAGCTTCTCAAGTGTGTCCGGCATGAAAATCATGTCAGAATCAAACCACATTACATAATCAGCATGAAGCTCGACCGCCTTCCCGGCGATCTTGTTCCTGGAATCATAAATTAACGAGCCAGCCACATGCGTGATGTAGCACTCGCCGACTTTCTTCAACATGGCAAGCGACTGGCAGAAGCCAGTCGCCACATAGTCCATGCACGGTATTGCGATAAGTGTTCTCATTGATTGTGTTCCTCCTGCTATGAAGTGACTTATTTAACGAGTTTTACGAATGCCTTAGGCGCTACAACATCGTGACCAACGAACTCACGGCCAACGATCTTCACGAGATCAGCCTCAGCGAGTGAAAGCTCGTCGAACTTAAATGTGATGTCTTCGCCGTTAGGGAAGTTAAACTGTGCGCCATATCCGAGGTCACCAACGATTGCGTAGGTTTCACCGGTCGTTGCAACGGTGTATGCCTTAATGTTGTTGTTGAAGGCAACAGGAAGACCCTCGAAAGGATCAACAGCATAAGATCCAGCATACTGAACAGCCTTAAAGTCTGCCCATGTTGCTTTGTTCATCATAACAACAGGGTTAGCTGCTTCATCAGAAAGCTGTGCAATAGCCTTTGCAATAGAACCGAGTGCGATGCTGTTCTGTGTTACCTTAGGAACTGCGCAGAGATGTGAGGAACCGCTGTTTGTAGAAACGGTATCACAAGCCTCGATATCAGCGATAAGAGCCGCAGCGGCTGCCTTAGCGATCTGATAAGTGATCTCGTCGTAGATGTAGCGAAGGAATGCTTCGCTGGTGAGGTCCATTACCTCGTCACTAATTTTCAACCATTTCTTGATTGAAACCGGCTTGAGTTCAGTGATGCCGAGGATAAGGGTCTCAGCGCTGGGAGCGTCGGCTCCTTCGGTGTGAGCAGTTGCTCCGGTTGCGGAATACTCAAAAGCGATCTTGAGATTGCCCTTGAGATAGGTCTTTTTAACAAGACGAGTGATGTCATCACGGTCCCATGCGGTCCTTACGATTTCGTCAACGAACTCAGGAACGGGAACGGTTCCGGTTGCAACATTCTCGGTTAAAAGTGAACGGCATTCGGTATCGTCACCGCTCTTGATGTAGTCTGCGAATGCGTCGATATATTCGGCGCTCTTTCTTACTTCCATATCTGTCATGGTCTTTCTTTCCTCCTCGATTTTCTCGACTATCGTCGTTTCTGTTTCGCCGTCAATTACGGCCTTGAGATCTGCCTGGCGCTTTTCAGCTTCGGCGATACGCTTCTCCTGTTCCTCAACTAAGGTCCTTGCTTCCTCAACAAGTTCCTCAGCCTTCTCGGAAGTGATTTCAGGTTCAGCCTTTTCTTTTTCTATCTCTGCGAGCCTTGTCTCGATCGCTTCGATAGTCATGTCTGCAAGGTTCATGATTTAGCCTCCTTGAATCTTTTAAGCAATTTGTCAAGTTCAGCCAGCGCTTTATCACGGCGTTCTCTTTCACGCTCCTGTTCAGCCTCGACAAGTCTCTCCGCTTTTTCTTTTGCGATCAATCCGTCAACAAAAGAACGGGCTGAAATTTCCGTGCCGTCGTTCGCCGGTATAGACACGGCCGAAACATCGTACAATTTTCCGATTCGGGTAATGGTACGGAGGTATATGGTCCTCTGACCTTTTTCACGGGTATGTTCTATTTCTTCACCGTCGACTGTGAAGCCGAAGCTCATGCGGTCGGTATATCCGCCGTTGATTTCTTCATAGAGCTGGCGACCGATCTCGGTACCGCCCAAATCTGCATTTATTAACAATCCATGTTCGTCAGATTCTAACGACAGGGTATTGTTCCGGGTTCTTGCGAAGACTCTTCCCTCGTGGTTGTACTGCATGATTACATCCGACAGATCTGCTTCTTCGAATGCGTTCGGAGCCACCTGTTCACGAATCTCAATGTCTTCGTCGCTGTAAAGCGTATACGGCTCGTTGTATGTCGTTGCATATCCACGAACCTTGTATGTGTTTCCGCCTTCCGTTGCTTCCTCAAGCGCACGGAATTCGGTCATGTTTCTGTACTGTCTTCCCTGGGTAACTTTTTCAAGAAGTTCTTTACTCATTGACTGCTTCCTCACTTTCGTCTGTTTTGTCTTCCGTCGGATCCTCTTCGTTCGGGGCCGGCTCATCCTCGTCACCCAGCGAATAATATTCGCCACGGATTGGACGAATGTCCCCGCCCTCAACAGGCGGAAGATTCCAAATGTCTCGAATCTCGTTTATCGTCATCAGTCCACGGTCAGCCATCTGAGCCGAAACACTCAGCTTGTCCTTGTTTGACATGTACTGAAGTCTGTTCGATGTCGCTATAACCTCGGCGCCAAAGCTTCGTTCACGGTCCGAGAAGAGCATCGTCGTGGCGACTTCCGAGAACTGAATTGAGAAGGTTTCAACGACCGACTCGTAAAAAGCGTCCCATTTATCGCCGACCGCCTTTGACTGAATGATGTCCTCATTCACGGCGTAATAGTTATAAACATTGTCCTGAATGAGCTTGCGCTCGTCCGGGTTGATCGTGTACGGTTTCGACTCGATCTGTTTGATGTCCTGGTATGTGTTCGGGAATAACAAAAGACCTCCGGCTTGCGCTTCTTTTGAAAAGTTTTCTTCGCTGAAGTGCTGGCGCTCTTTCTTTAAGTCTTCAGTCGTGCTCCAGTTGTTTATACGAGCCATGAAGCGATAAGTCGCTCCGTTCTTGATGGCTTCCTTGATGCCCTGATTCTCCATATTGATCAGTTCCATCGTTGGATTAAGTGCGTTGTTTCTCTCTCCGAAGAAATCGCTCTTATACTGGAACTTCGTCATGATTCCACATTCGGATAGATAACACGCTCCGGTCTGCCGATCTGAGAATGTATATACAAGCACGGCCGTACCTTCCTTCGTCTGTCGGATCTCGCACTTTTCGGGAAGCACCGGGAAGATTCCCGTTGTCTCTCCGTACTTGTCAATCACCGGAACAATAAACGCCGTATTGTGCATATCAAGGATTGTCGACAGACGGTATAAAAACTGATACCAAGTATTGAAGCTGTTCGGTCTTAACTTCAGGCGTGACTTAAGCGACGACCTCGCCTTGCCGATGATCTCGACCTTGAGCTTCGCCACATGTCTCGCACGGGCATCGATCGCACTCCGTACCAGTTCCGACTCATACAGCGCACCGTTCCAGGAACGGAATACCGGTTCGTATGCAGTCAGTGTTTTGAAGTACGAATTTGCCTGAACCTCCATCTTTTTCTTGCTTCCGAAAATGTTGTCAAACAATCCCATTTTTTAACCTCTTAGTTTTTGAGCTGGTCACCAACCTCGCCGTACCACTTCTGTCGGACGGTCAGCGCATCAATGAGCGCAGCCGTTCCGTCGATGTGATCCGTCGGGCTTAACTTCACCAGCTTGCCTTTATTCTGCTCAACATCCATCTTGATGGCGCTGTTGAGTAAGTGCATTTTTAACAGAGCATTGTCGCCGATATGAATCTTCCGGTCCTTGAGCATTCCCTCGAAGTCCATCAGCACAGGATACAGATTCCAGCCCTGATAAACATCATCCATATGGAAGCCCGCAGCCTTCATGTCCTGAACCAAATACTGCGCCGAGTATCGGTCATACCCGACTTTGAGCGGGAATATTTCCTTTTCCCTGACGAGGCTCATGAACCATTCAAAGCAGTCATGATAATCAACGAAGTTATCACCGGAAGCTTCGAGCCATCCCTTTTGTATGTATATCTTGTACGGGACCCCGTCCCGCTCTGTTGCTTCTTCAATCTTCTCGGCCGGAAGGTAAAACTTTGCGAACACATAAAGCTCGCCGTTCTTTTCAATCACGATTGAGCAACAAGTCAAGTCAGTCGTGCGGGAGAGATCGACGCCCGCCACACAGTACGATTCCCGGAAGTCATCAATGTTGAGTGCCGGACCGCAAGCCCGTTCGACATCGACCGTGTTGAGCCATGCCTGTGACGATGACTGTTTTATGTTGCAGTATTTTGTCAAGAACTCGGCCTTCTTTGAAAGCGATCCTTCAGCGACTGCGATCTCTTCAAGCAGATAGTCGACTGACACGGAGACGCCCAGGTTCGGGTTTGACTTCTGAAGCTCGTTGATGTCGTTCCACAGATTGACATCGTCGATCATGTAAAGAAACGGCAAAAGCCTCGTCTCTTTGGAATCGCCCAATAAAAAACGAGTCGACCGCTTGATCAACTCGTCATATATACCTTCGTTCTCGTATCCTGATGTGCTTATCGATAAAATGATCGGCTGGATTCTCGACCCAAGCGCCGACTTCATAACCTCGTACTGCTTAAGACCGGCATCGCCGTGCCAGGAAGCAATTTCATCGCATATCGTGAGCGACGGGTTGAAGCCATCACTCTTTTTATGATTGAATGCTATCTTCTTGACAGAGCTGTTCGTCGACTCGACATAATAATCCGATTTGCGTCGCTTAATCAGCCGTTCGAGATCAGGCTCGGCTTGCACCGTCTGCCATATGTCATTGTATATGATGTCCGACTGTTCTAGCTTCGGAGCCACACAGAAAACCTTCGCACCGTATTCGCCGTCGAGAAACAGGCAATAGTTTGCGATCGCACTGGCGAGCAATGATTTACCGTTTTTTCGAGCGACTACGACGACGGCCTCCCGGAACTGCCGGACTCCGTTCTCGTCAACGATTCCGAAGATGGAAGCGACGACAGCCTTCTGCCACAGCTCCAGCTTGATCAGGTCGCTCCGTCCTTCGCAGTGATGGCAGAATGTTTCGATGAACTTTATGGCCTTGTTTGCTTTCCGGTTGTCATAGAAAAACCGTTTTGCCTGGAGGCCGTTCACGAGGAACTCCATCACCATGCGAATCCATCTGCCGACGATGATCGTGCCGTTCTGAATCTGCTGGTAATAGTCGAGGATGTAATTCTTATTATCCTTCGTCATTTAGCAAATCCTCTAATTTTCCACCCGTAGCCTTCTTGTGTCCCAGCGATTTAATGATGTCCAGGATGACCGAGGCCGTCCGGTTCGCAGCGTCGGCATGCTTAGGCAGTTCCTTGATCAGAGGATGAGCATAAACATTCTCACGATTCTTGACATACTCTTTCGTCGTGATCAGATTGTCTTCTTCGAGAAGAACCTTGTTGATTGTGTCGATGACTTTCTGCTGAGTGCAGTATTGATTGAGCGCCGTCAGGAACAATGCGTTCTGATCGACACCGTAATCCCTCGCCATCTCGACAAGGTCCTTATAGGTTTTCGTTTTTCTTGCCATTTCGTTCGACCTCCTGCTAAGTCAACCAAAATTAACCAAAATCCAAAAAATTCCCTATAACTCGGGAGATTTCTTCTGAAG